GAAAATTCCATATCTGTGTCTCCGTATGATACGCTTTGAACAAATCTGGATCTCCAAATGTGATCCTTACTAAAATAATCTCTTACTAACATAAGCGCTCCAGCCTGAACCTTTTCTGGAACAGCCTTCCATCCGAATACTCCAGTAATGTCATACTTGTATCCTTGGACAAAGCTACCGTAGTGCGGATAAACAATATCCTTCATCCCGCCCTCGTTAATGTCTTCTTCAGAATAAATTCTAAGAGCATGGTTTGTTTCTGTAATATTTACTGCAAAATTAAAATTGTTAATTGAATTTACGGTATCAATAGCAAGCTTATTATTTTCCTTTATAACAGAGTAAGATATAATTCTTTCTCCTAAAAATAATACGTCTGCGTCTTGTCCGTATGCAGAGACTGTCTTTTCCTGCTTTCCAAAATTTACTCCAGTAAAGTTCTCTATCATAAATCTTGCAAACTTCTCTGCTTCTCTAACCTCATGATATGGTACATAATTAGCATCCCCTGGCTCACGGCCAAAGTGTAGCTTGGTATATACGTCATGAATAGAAAGGTATGGAGTTACAACATGGTAAGCGTCCACAGTAGTCATCTGATTGAAGTCTACAGAGTAAGTCCAGACAACCTTAATCATCTTGTCTGTCATTACAAAGTCATCTCTAACTACAAAGCTGTAGTGACCTTCATCATCAGACTCTTTGGCTGCTGTTCCAGCAACAATAAGAACGTCTGTGTTTAAATCGTAAATATTGACCTGTGGTAATGAATCTGTGTCCCTGAGCTCATCGCTAACATAAACATCAAGATATACCTTTTGGGTCCTACCTGTGTATAACTCCATTTAATTAATTAGGAGTAAAACTCCTGTACCTCCTTGGGAGTGGCAAGTCTGAAACCTTCCTGTGTGTCAAAAATCTCCTGTGCGTCTTTCTCAGACATTACGATAAATGGATTTTCTTTTGTAAATGTGAATGCATTTACATCATATCTTGGGTTCATTCTTTCCATCTTTACTAGGACCTGGCCACCCTTGAGTTCGGTATTTGGCTTTGATCCAAGTGTTTTCTTTTCTTCTACTTCCGCTTCGCCCTTTTCGGCGTTAACAAAACTATTATACATTTCGTAGCTTACACCCTCTTCTGCGAGTAGGGCAATTAGGTCTGCCTTGTTCTTTGCTGACTCGTGATCTACCGCAAATGTTTCTGCGACCTTACGAAGCTCCTCAAGCTTCAAATTATTAAAAGACATTTATTCTCCTCTCAGTCTTTTCCTTCTAATTATAGCACCCATATGACTAAAGGGGAACCCCTTTTGGAGCTCCCCTTCAGACTATTTAGTTGTTAAATTTGTTAGGCTGAAACCTTTACGTTCTTAACCACAACAAAAGCTTCAGGATTTTCGATTGCACATCCTGTTCTTACGAACATTGTGTACTCGATTGTATCCTTCTTTGGCTTGAATTCACGGTATACCTGAATCTCACGCTTAACACCAACAACTAGGTTGTTAGCGAATGTAAGATGGATATCTCCGTGGTCGCCTGTAGCACCTGAGTAGTCTCCGTCTCTAGTCTCATCGATTAGAGGAACTTCAACTACTGGAATACCGAATGCGAATGGAATTACACCACCTGGAGCACCAGCTGGTCCGTTTGGATTTCCACGAAGAATTGAAGATGCAATGTCTTCTGGAGTTCCACCTGAACCAATTGTTGTCAAGTTGTATAGATAATCCTGCACTAGGTTTGAACCTGTAAAGAACTTAAGTTCGTTACGGCGTTGCTTGTACTTACGTGGCATAGCCTTGATTGCATTGTTGAATACTGCCTTAGAGATTACTGCACCGCCTGCGTTTACAACGTTTGCTGACTCAAGTGCAAGTGCACGGAATCCCTTAAACGCTGACATCAAACCAGAACCTGTACCAACACCATTGATCAAAAGATCTTCGATGTCGTTACCTGCCTGAGTTGCCATTAGGCGAGCAATGTGATCCTCAAGATCAGCACCCTCGATGTTATCTTCAAGAGCTTCGCTTGAAAGTTCCCAGTCAAGACGTAGCTTCTTAGTGGTAAGAGAAATCTTGGAGAATGTAACTGCTGCATTAGCACCTGTTTGGGTTGCTTCAGTAGCTACTGTCATTAGTCTAGTACCAACTCCAACCTTGTCAATGTCTGCTGTGTTAGAACGCATGCGAACTGTACGAGCTGCACGGGCAAGAATTGTAGCATCGAACATGTAATCGATGAAACGGTTAGCTTGGTCTGTGTTTAGAAGACCACCATTAGCCGCTCCAACGTCTGTAGTATCAACTACTTTTTGTAGAATATCGCTCATTTATTTATTTTCACCTCCGTTGTTTTTATAAATTAAATGTTGCGGACGCTGAGGAAATGCCCGCCCCACTTGCTGTTTGTTTTTTGTATTGTTACATCTGACCCGTCCAGATCAGAAGACTTGCGAATCGCAGTATCTTTCTCTACTCCGTCGACCCTCTTTTCGACGCCTGAGATAGTTGACTTAATATTGTTGACAACCTCTGCGAGTTCATTATATTTGTTGGTTACTTCAGCAATTTTCTGATCAACCTGTGCTGCTAGTCCTGAAACAGCCTCAGCTGTTGCAGTCTTACTAATTTCTGTTGAGATGAAGCTTTTCATTTCATCAAACATTTTTGCAAAGTCAGTTTCTTCAACTTCGACTTCGGAAATGTCAGCGGCTTCTTCTTCAACGGCTGCAGGTGCTGTTTCAGCATCTGCCTGTGGTGCCTCTTCGGTTGCTGGTGCTTCCGCATCAGCAGACTTAGCGAGGTCCGTTTCTGTGACTTCCTCAACTAGAGCAACTTGCTCAGCTGGAGTCTCTTCAACGGTAATTGTTGTATCTTCTGCCACAGTAACACCTCCTTCTGTGTCTTGATTTTCTTCAACCTGCTTTGCAAGATCAGGTTGTACCTTAGACTGCTTGTATGAGTCAAGGATTCTCTTGATTTCGACAGACTTATTGGTGTCTGCTGTTTCTACCCAACCAATTAACTCTAAGTTAACGTTTGTGGTTGGTGATGTAAATTCTGATTCTGTTGATAGATAAACTTCATCTGTTTCCTTATCATAGAAAACATTTTCAACTTGTGTTTCTGTTGCAATTCCCTTGAGCACTGTCCCATCAGCGGTCTTTTGAATAGAAACAATATTTGAAAGTTGATTTGCTGGATTATCTACTAATGAAAGTTCTGTTAGGTCGTATTCTTTAATAACACGAATTGACTTATCTAGTGCTGAGTTGTACTCGTCGATTGTCTTTGTAATATTCCCGCCGATTGAAAATCCTGAAAGAGTTCCATCAAGAACTTTCTCCCATGTATCTTGTGCACCCTTTGAAACGTATGCGTTAACAAAAACTCCGCTGTACTCTTTTCCAGTTGCTTTATCAAATAACTTTTCCTTGCGGAATGAAACCATCTTGCCTACTGCAAGCGGTTGGTGCATCTCACGAATATTTCCACGGAAGCGCTCAAACGCAGAAGCAGAAGCATCTGCGGAAACGATGTCTCCGTGTTGATCGATATTGTCTAGGGTCGCAAATCCTGATACGATGCGCTTTTCCTTATCGACTTTTGCGATAGGCATTGAAAGACGGAGGCTGTCTCCATCAGAATACCAGTTTGCCTTTTTTATCTCCATAGCAACACTAATTTTATCAACTATTTGTTAGTAATGCAAAATCAGGGCGTAACTCGACCCTCACCTTGAGGATTTCTTGCCGCTCCATTGGAATCAGTAGCTTCAGCAGTTCTTTCTTGATCTCTTCTGCGATTTCCTGTTCCTCTTGCAGTTTGGTCAGCAGCTTGCTGTCCTGTTAACTGTACGGGCGAATCTCCTCCTGGCAGGCCTGGCATACCCAGTCTTGCACGAACTTCATTAGGCACAATGGTCTTCATTCGTAGGTAACGCTCATCAATCTTGGACTGTGTATCCTCGTCTGTGAGTGTAAGTTCATTAAACTTCAAAACAAAAGCGTCTGTGAATTCAGCAATCAAACGGTTAAGTTTCTTTTCTAGATTTCTTTGAGCTGGTCTAGCAACCTGCTCCTTAAATGTCTTATCTGCATCTTTAGCTGCTGCAAGGGAAATTCCCTCTGGCAGACCCAACTTAGAAATTGGTGTTCTATGTGCAATTAAAATTTCATCTCTGTTCTGTTGACGATACTTGTTAAATGATGAGTCTTGTACGTCCGCCTCAACAGCTTCCATCTTGAACTCAACCTTGTTGCCATCGTCATCTGCTGGAAGAGGAATGTAAATAGATCTGTGGTTCTTACCCTTTAGGTTTGTCTGGAAGAACTCAAGCAACTTACGCTCTGCTTCACGGCTAAGGGTTGCACCCTTTACTGTGATGATATATCTTGGAACAGCCTTGTTCTCAAAATAATCCAAGTTAAAGCGCTGTGCAAATTCATCTCCTGCTAATGCAGTCTTTGCTGGAATAATATCTGGCACACCATAATATCCATTTGTTGGTGTGTACTTTTTAATGTGAATAATTTCGTTTGGACGATCATCGTCACCGATAGGATTTACTGTTGTCTTATCCTGGAAGTTACGGAAGAAAACTACCTTATTTCCAATGATTTGAACGAATCCGTCACGCTGCTTACGAACACGCATTGACTTAGATGGAACATGTCCAACGAATCCAATTTCTCCGTTTACCTTACGACCAACTTCGATATAACCATTACCAGTCGCTTCGAAATCAAGATATACCTTTGTAAGTGTTTCTGTGAATGTATCCTCTTGGTTCATTGACTCAAGTAGGTCATACATGTCTTCTCTCATACGCTCTAGCTTGGCACGGAATCTTTGTAGGCTTTCTGGAGTATCAGAAAGATCTGAAATCTTTTCTTTTGTTGCACGAGTGTGTGAGAAGTCATATCCCAAACCAACGATGTTGGCAGCCTTTGCATTACATGCAGCAAAGTGTGGTGATGATACTTCGTAAATCTGTGCTAGGTAATCTAAGTTATAAGGGGGAGTGATGACATCAAGGATGTCGTAGCCCATAAGAATTTCTTCTTCGAACTTCTTTGAGCGAGCAGCTCCATCAGCACCTTGCTGAAACTTTTGGAGAAGTCTTGTATTCTTTCTCTTGAAGTTTGGAGAGAATCCACGATACTTTGTAATCTCATCTGCTTTTACATAAAATGGATCTGATTCTTCTACTGGTCTTTCTGAAAAGAAGTCTCCAGATATTACTGCATTGACTTCTCTTGAATCGTCTTCTACTACGTCTGACATTAGTCGTTCCTCAAATTCTTTAAGCTATCTTTATATTCACCAATATCTAGAGGATCTGGTGTTAATCCCCACTTCAAACGCTGTTGCTGCTCTTCGTATTCTTCGTCATTGATCTTTCTCTGACCAGATAAAAATACTGCCTTACCTGTCTGAATACCATAGCCCTTCACAGCTTCAGTGATTGCATCAATTCTTGTCTGATCATTTTTAAATGCTGCTACAGACAAATAATTACCATTATCGTCTCCTACCCAGCGTCCGTCTGGCATCTGCCAAATATATACGCCGAGAGTAGTTTCCTCGACAACCGTGGTTTTAATTGATTTCATATGTTAATGATACCATCTTTTATTGCTAAAGTCTATAGTTTGTACTACAATGAGGCAAAATTATGCTCTATTGACCGAATAATTGTAAGCCTGTAGGCCATAATCGAATACTTGAAGGGTAAAGTTTTCCGTAGCAACTGTTTGCTCTGGGTATCCTACAAATGTCTCATACTCTGTCTCAGCATCAAATGCGTCTAATGTATATGCTGCCATTGCAAAAGCTCCAAGGGTAATATCGGTTTGGTTGGCTCCTGTATTGTCCGCCCCCACATAAATTGCTGTACCCGCATCGATCTTGGATGTAGATGTAAGAATTACGTGAACCCAGTCATCTGTCATAGCAGTAGCATTGACCCCAGATTGGCCATTGATATAAATATTATTGAAGCCTGGATATTGCCATGTTGTTCCGTCCCAGTACAGCGCCTTTGTTCCGCTCTTCAAGATATACTTGGTTCCAGTCAGGGCTTCGTTTAATTTAAAGATTATGGAGATTGATTTAGTTCCGCCAACTTCGTTTTGATCTGTATTCTTAGATTGTGACGGGATTGTCAGATATGAACTACCTGCTAATCTAATTCCACATCTATCTAATCTATCTAACATCTCTAGATTATTATCGTATATGACTGCATCATCAATATTAACAATGGTTGCTTGTTCATTTGAGTTCTCTGCAATTACCCGCTTTAATCCTTGGGTATATGTGTAAAGACCCAATTCAAATAATATAGGAAGATCTTCTTTAGAATCAGATGTTTGAATATCTACTTTAACATTGTAAATGTTTACCTGATTTGAATCATTGTCGAGAAGTGTTGGCATGGTTGATTCTTTAGGCCATGTTAAACCGCCATTGTAGGTCACAGAGACGTTTTCAGAGCTTGCTGTATAG